GGCGCCGAAGAAGAAGCGCACGCCCGGCGGCGTCTCGAATGCCTCGACGCGGTACTTGCCGGCGAAGATGACTTCCTCGGACCGCTTGTTGAACTTGCCGAGCCAGATCCAGTTGTACCGGTCTTTGTCGGTGCGCTCCATCTTCGCGCGCTCGAGTTCGAGTTCCTCGGTGAACCACGGGTTGTCCGTGTAGTTCGCCCGGATAATCAGCACCTCATCGTCTTCGTAGCAGCCGTTCTCGTCGAGCAGCGCCTCATAGGGTCCGACGAGGTCGGTCCACGTAGGATCGCTTTCCTTGTTCGGGTTGAACGTTACCCAGATTTCTGAGCCGGGCTCGCGAATCGTCGGCGTGAGATAGCCCCAGGACTCGCGGGAGACGCCGTCCGCTTCGTCAACCCACGCTTTCGAGGCTTTGGTGAAGCCCTTGATGCCGCGCTGATTCCGGAAAAGACCACGGAAAGAGAAGCTGCTGCGCGTTGCCGGCACTCGGATGACTTTCTTACCGGTGACGAATGAGTCGCCCAGTTCGCGGCGCTCGATCTCTTCGACCAGTTCCTGATAGCTCGATTCTTCGATCGAATTCTGGACCTCTCGCAGGCAGAGCACGCGCTCACGGCGCGCCGACGCCTCGGCGGTAAGAATCGACGTCACTGTGCGGGTCTTCGCCGAACCTCGACCGCCGTAGACGATCTTCATCCGCTTCGGGAAGATCAGGCGCTCGAGCTTTTCGGGAATCAGTACGGTGGGCTCTGCTTCGATTAGCTCACCACCCACCGCGCGGCAGCGGATGACCTCGCGCTGCATGTTGCAGATACCGAACACCGCCGGCGCTGCCTTCGTGGCGATGCCTTTGAAATAGGCCTCGACGCGGGAAATCGCCGCGTGCGAGATCCTGCGGCGGCTCATTTGCCCTCGGCGAGTTGCTTCTCGATCGCGGCAAGCCGGTCGGCGAGCTCACTGATTTCGAGCACGTCGAGCTTGGCGCGGATCATGTTCACCAGCATCTGGCCGACGTCGGCGGGCACCTTGCCGGTGGACACGGCTTTCATGATGGCGTCCACCTGATCCACCGGCGTGCCGTCCTCCGGAAAGTCGAAATGCACGTCCGGCGCGACCGGCTTCGCGACCGGCGCGACGCGCATCAGCAATTCCTTCATCAGCACGACGTCGCCTTTATTCACAGCCTTATCGGCGATGCTCTGATAAAACGCGGCTTCATTCTGGCCGGTTTCCTTTTTAATCGCCTCGAGCATTTTAGTGCGTACGTCTTTACCGCGACGGCGGGTCGGCTGTCGATCCTTCGAAAATTGGGTGGCGGGGTTTTTACTCGGCATTTTCCGTACTCTGTTCCGATTTTTCGGATTTGAAACGATTATGCAAGAAAAGGGGCGTCGATAATCAACGCCCGATTTTCCGGGCGATTATCAGGCGGATGCGAGCGCCGCCTCGGATGCCTCGGCGACAACCATGTCGAGGACGGCTTCGGCGCGATCCGGTTCGAGGCCACGCAATTGCATTTGCAGGTAGAGCATCGTATGGAAGCCGGCGAAGAACGAGCGGCGGTATTCGCGGCGCTGTTCGGGCGTTGCGTCGGCCGGCACGCTGCGGCGCTCGTAGATTTCCCACGACGACTGGATGGCGGTGCGGGTGGTGGACGGTGTTTTCATGGTCTGCCTCGTTGGCGGGTGGTTAAACCGGAAGTAAGTCGTTGATTTCGCTCCATAGCTCGAATCCGAGTTCTGGCTACTCGTTCTCAAACGACGGTTGTCTTGACCTTGATACCTTTCATGATCCGGCGCTCGAAGCGCTCCATATCCGGAGCGCGGCGCGTTAGGCGCATCGCCAAGATCATCAGGAACATGTACGGCTCGACCCACCAGGCGACATGCACTGTCGCCTTAACGGTGATCGTTGATATGCGCGCGGACGCCATGATCAGACCTCCAGCGGGTCAGAAAAAAGGGACATCGGTTCGGGCATCGCGAGCGCAACCTGCGGCGCGGCGGTCACGATCGGCGTGATGGTCACGACGAGCCGAGCTTCGCCGTCGGGCTCCGCACGCTCAGCCGTGATGCGCCGCACCCACACGTCGTCCTCGAACGCCACACCCTTGAGCGCGTCGAGCAGCACCTTCTGCGCGTTGTCCAGGTCAATGCATTGCACGGTGTCGTGCCACGCTTCGCCGAGCTTGCGCTGGCGCGTCTGGTAGTCGAGCGGGCGCTTGGGATAGAGCGTGTAGGCGACGGCGACGCGGCCCTTTATCGGCGATCGCACGCCAGCGGCGCGAACGCGCCAGCCCACCTCGGTTTTGTAGGCCTTGGCCTCGGGGCTGACGTAGGTCATGGCGAGGTTCTTGACGACTCGCGTGCGCCAGTAGCGATTCGCGGATGGCGGGTACGGGAGCGTGACGGTCAGCATGGCGCCACCTCGCCAGTTTGCGTTTTGGCGCAAGTTGCCGCTTCGCGCAAAGCGCCGTCCGCGATGCGCACCAGCTGGTCGAACGCGTCGAGCAGCATGACAACCGCTTCACGCGGGTAGCTGTCGCGGTGCTGCTTTCGGAACTCCGCGACAGCGCCGCGCACGTCCTGCAGATCCGCTAACGCGGCTTTGAGCTTGCCGGGCTCGGGCTTATCCGCGGTGCCGTGTTCGACCGATGCACTGGCCTGGCTATGCGCGGCCACAACGGCCGCTTCGGGGGTGTTTGATTCGGCCGCCATCATCATCGCGTCGATGATCGCTTCGTGAACGATGGCGGTGAACTGCGTGGTGCTGCCGGGTAGACGCGAGCGATCGAGCGACGCAATGCTGCGCGCGACGACCAGCGCGTGCCGGTCCCAATCGACGGGCGGGGTTTTTGCGGTCATTGCGGCAGTCCCCCATGTTCGCGAGCCAGGCGCGCGGCTTCGGCACGCGGCATGAGCTTCAGTTCGATGCTGTCGGCATGGCAGTGCGTCAACAGCGTGGGCTCATCGCCTCCGAAGCGCAGCATCAACGCCTGCAAATCGTCCATGGTGATCGTGGCCTCGCCACCGGCCTGCATCACGAGCACGGCAGCGATCTTGTGCATGAACTCGTCGTCGAGCATCTGCGTTATCGGGTGATTCGGGTTTAGCTTCATGCCTCGGTCTCCGAGAAATGCGGTTCAGCGTGGGTCGGGCCGACAACGCCCGCGGTTGGAATGGTGTGTTGGCGTCCGATCTCGCGCGTCAGGTCGAGCAGCTCGGCTTCGGCCGCGAGGATTGCGCGATAACCGGCGTGTGTGGCGCGCAACGACAGCACGCGATCGACGAGCGGCTTCTGGCGGTGCAGTTCGGCGGTGATCGCATCGTTCGCCGGGCCGCCGATGTTGAAGTGGCAGCAGCAGAACCACTTGCCGGCGTCGCCAACGGTGCCGAACAGCGGGCAGCCGTACGCGGCGCACATTCCCCAGGCGGTGCCGTCGGCGTTCATGCGGTCACCTCGTCGCGCACGTCGTCGTGGACCGGCACGCCGCTGATCGGGCGCAGCCACGAATCGAGCAAAGGGCCGTCGAGAAACATGACGCCGTGGTCGTTGAACCATGCGGCCTTCCATGCGCACCACCACGTCGGCCGCTGATCCCAATGCGCTTCCGGGCCACGCGGGGGAACAAACCGAACGACTTCGACCACGAGGCCATCGAGCGTCTTACGCGGCCAGTCGGTCGGCACGACCACAAACGCCATATCGCCCGCTTTGACGTTCATGCTCGCGCTCCCTCGTACTCGGCGACGCGCGACGCCGTCGCCTGCTTCGCCTCGGCCAGCTGCTCGGCTTCCTCACGTGCGTGACGGGATTTCGCGGCTGCGGCACGCGCCTTTGCACTCCCAATCCCCGACACGATCGCCTTCAACCGCGCGAGATTCGCTTGGACGTCGACGCCGGTCGGCGGCTCGGACGGCCCTGCCAGCATTGGCACAGCAGCCTTCGCATGGGAGAGTTGCAGGCGCCCATCCCGCACGGCTTGCGTCACGACCTCTTCGCGACGCGCGGCGTCGAAACCTTGGGATACGACCCATTCGACCGGGCGATTTACACCTCGCGACTGGTCGGTAATTCGCGCATACGCAGCCTTAAACGCCATTCGCGCGCCGATTTCGTCACCGTCGATGACGCTTTCTGCGATTGCCCACGCTTCAGCGATTTCGGTGGTCCAGACGACCGTGTCGCGTTCGTCGCGCGAGCGCAGCGCGATCGCCCATGCTTCATCGGCTTCGGGGCGGCCGTCGCTTTCCTTGGGCAGGTGCTTCAGGATCGCGGCGGGCGTCGGTGCGAATTCACTGACGTCGAGGTGACGCGAGAACGCCTGTGCGACGGCTTCGATCGGGTGCGGTTCGAGCTTCGCCCACCACACACCGAGAATTTCCTTATCGGGCAGCGGTTGCCGCAGTGTGCGGAAGGTGCGCGAGAGCGCGGCGAGAAACGCGGGCTTGTCGTGCTCGGTCATGGCTCAGTGCTCCATGTCGATGACGTTGGGATCGGCGGATTCGCCGGCGAGGAATGCGGCTGCGTTCGCGTCGCTTATCGCGCGACGGTGTTCGTCGGGATTGAGACGAGCTTGCGGTGCGGGCCGTGAGAGCGAGGCAAGCACGCGATCGACGTAGGCCGGCAGGAACGCGATTACCTCGGTCGCTTCGTCCTGCGCCTTTGCTACGGCAGCGTCCATCTGCGAGGCGGTGATACCGCGCTTGCACCACGCCGAGAACAGCGGCCATGCCTTTTTGCGGTCGTGCACGCTGGTCGCGTCGAGCTCAACGCCATAGCGCTCGCGGAAGTAGCGCTGCCATTCGCCCTCGTTTTTCGGGGTGAAATCGTCGCCCCCACCGCGCGGAGAATTACCACCAGCGATGACAGAACCACTGGTTTTATCTGTTAACTCTCCCTGTCCCTGTCCCTCTCCCTGTCCCTTGGAGTCGATTTCCCTAGGGACACTACCGCCCTGTCCCTGGGACAACTTAGCTTTGTCCTCGGGACTAATGGGTCGTGTCTCCGGGACAGACAGTGGTTGTCCTTGGGGACAACCGGCCTCCATCCACTCATCAAAATCAGGTTCGGAGTAGGACACGTGATGTCGCTGGCAGTGCTTTTTGATGCGCGCGCATTCGGTCTTGAATCGCTGCTTGAGCTTTGCCAGCCATGCGTCCCGCGCTTTCTCTGCGACTACAGGGTGGTACAGGCGGCCATCGACGCAGGCGACCCAGCCACGCAGCGCACCGTCGCGCACCTTGCGCCACTCGGAAACCACGCGGCCGAATCCGGCAAGCTGGGCGAGTGTCTTGTCGTC